AGTTTTATTCGCCTTAGTAAGTTACCATTTTTATCTTTGTGATCAAAAGCTGTAGTTTCAAAAACTTTTTTAGAATGTTCAGATGATACTAAGTTTAAGTCCATTCGGTTTAGCCCCTCTATCCATTGTGGGGCACAGTGAGTAGTTTCAATCCCTGCAGTCAACCCAATATTATACTTTCCTACTGGTTGAAATTCGTTAGGTACAGTTATCTGGCACCAAATATCGGGTTTTGTTGTTAATTGTTCAATAAATAAGGATTTTAAAAAGCCCCATTCTTCTTTATGATCATCAATAAAACCCCATGCACAATTCCCCCATCTTTGAGGTAAAATTTTTACATCATATTTATCTAAATTTACTAGAGCTTTAACTAAATCTCTACTTCTAGAACCATATCCCGAATAGGTATCTATGGGACAACTTATATAAAAAGAATTTTTCATTAGTATATTAATTTATGTGGTAAAACCTGTTTTTCTACTGTGGTATCAGTTATAAACTCATATTTGGGTCTTGGTGTCCAAGTATCAAATAAATTATCAATAGCCTTTATAATTCTATTAGACATTTTTTCGGAGGTAAAACCAGCTTCATCCCCAATGGCCCATTTATAACCTTCTAACCCTACTTCTTTTCTTTCTGAAGGGGATAAGTTATACAAGTTTTCAATTTGTACAGCTGCATCCTCCCAACTACATCTATCATCAAAGATATATGGGGTGGTTGGGGAGCCTTGTAAAGAAAGTGAAGTTGGGTATACAGGAAAAGCCCAATTTCCATGTTTTTTGTAAGTTCCTCTATGGTTAGAAGGTACATCAGGGGATGGGGTATACCAATTTCCTTCATCATCCTCAAACCTCATTTGATCTTGCATTCCTCCGGTAACATTAGCTATAAACGGGGTTCCAGTAAGTAATGCTTCAGTAAGAGCTAAACCCCATCCTTCATTCGAAGATAATAATGCTACCCCATCAGAAATATTATATAGGTAACTCATATCTTGAGATGATAATTTATTACCTATTATCTGAATATTACTCTCATTATCAGGGAATAAGTATTCTATAACTCTTGGTATATCTGTGCCATTACCATCTACAGGGTCTGTTTTTAGTAAAAGACTACATTTTTTAGCTTTAGATTTAGGTAATTTTTCAGTAAAAACTTTCCAAGCCAATAGTAAATCCATTATTGACTTACGTCTAATATTTCTAGAGTTAAATAACAAAGTAAATTCATAATCTTTACCCTGATATACTTTATTTTTAAATTCTAGTAAATCAGGATCTTCCACATGTATAGGTTTAAAAACTTTATTATTTAATCCATGAGGCACATATTCAATAATTTTATTTTTAGCTTTATCTCCTAAAACCATTTTATTGATGTTTACGGTTTGTTTAGATATCCCCAGTAAAGCATCACAGCTATCGTAAAAATCTTTATTATAAACAGGTGCGGGTACATCATCCCATATGTTAAGGTAGATGAATGGCATTTTTGTTCTAAACTCATTTTCAACATCAAATAACCACTTATAATATCTAGGATCTGTTATAAAAAAGATAGCATCAGGTTTTTCTATATCTATTACCTGCCTTAGTATTCCAATATCACCATAACCATTAACTGGGTATATAAAAACTGATGCATCCTTTACTTTACTTTCGGATTTAATAGGTTCAGATATGTCAAATCTTTTTCCTTTATCAGGGTGTTTAACAGCTCCTGCAATACATGCAAAATTAAACCTATGACATGTGTTTAAAACAAACTCTCTACCTACCTGTGCTACACCAGAGTGGACCCTAATATCATCTCCTAATAGGAGAATTTTTTTCCTCTGGTCCTGAGGAATATAACCTTCTTTCATATTATTTTTTTTAAAACTTATTTTTCAGTGTTGAATTCTAAATTTGTATGTGATGATACTTGCTTTCTAAATTCTTCATTAGTAAGATACAAATGAATACTGCGTTCTGCAAGTTTTTGAAAAGAGAATTTACGTTTAATGCATTCTACTCTAAAATCATCCCACATATTAGAATCTATCTTTACACTAGTTAACTTTTGATTACTCATGACAAATATTTTTATTAATAACGTTTGATATAAATATACATAAATATATTAAAAATTAAAATTCTATACCAAACTTACAAAGATCTTTATTATCAGCATAGGGACAAAATCTACAGCTATTGCCTGGTTTTGATATATGTGATGTATCATTATGTCCTGATTTATTAAATGCTTCTGTGATAAAAGTATTTAAAAACTTAGTAGCTTTATTTACTTTTACTTTTCCGGATGCGGGTTTAAAAGTTTGAATCCTAGAAATAGCAAAATCAGAAAACTCAGGTACTTTTCGTTTAACAATAAAAAACTCTACATCTATTTTTTCTAATGGAATTCCATACTGTTCAGAAAAAAACTTTTTATATAAAACTAATTGGGTTTGTTTAATTTCATCTTTTTTAGTTTTGCTTCCCCACCCTCGAGTAGAAGTTTTTATATCATAGATGTAAAATTTATCTTCCCATTCATTATATAATACTAAATCTAAATAACCCATATACATAACATTATTTAAATTTTTATTAGGTTGTATAACAATAGGAATTTCACATCCTACTAAGAATGTATCTCTTCTAGTGAAATATTTAGGTCTTCGTTTTTTAAAAAATTCTATAATAGCTACTCCATCTTCATAAAACTCTCTCATTTCATCAGGGGTGGTGAAATGCTTATCATTATTAGATTTAAACTGGCTAGTATAATTTTCTCTAAAAGAATTCTCAAATATCTCCACTGTGTTTTCCCTATCTGCAGCTGCCCCAGATATTTCAAACATTGTAGTCATATAATGTTGTAAAGCCTCGTGTAAAGCTGTTCCAAAAACGGTATGAATGTTTGATGTGAAAACTTTATGACCATCTCTATACATAAGAGCCCATTTCTTAGGACATTCCAAAAACATAGACATTTGGGAATACGATATATTCTTTTGATAAGAATAATTAATTTCGGGTAATTCAAAATTTTGAATTTCCTTAACTATTTTTGGAATTTTTCTTTTGGCCATTTTAGGCTTTTAATAATTTAGTGATTTCTTTTTTTTCAAAACCCATTTTACTTAATATATCTTTAATTTTAAGTTTCCCTAAAATATTAAAATATTCCTTTGCTTCTTTTTTAGAACATTCGAAATGATTAGATAACAATTCTATTAAATCTCCATTATATTTAGTGATATTACCCTTTACATATTTAAGAAATACCTTACGTTTAGGTATTAATTCTCTATAAATAGTATAAATTTGTTGTTTTTCAGTGGGTAAAATAGTTTGGACCTCATTAGATAGTTCTACATAATAGGGATTCATAGATATAAACCTATGGATCATATAACTATTAAAAGATTCCCAATCTTGTTCACTAAATGAATCTGCTGGAGATTTTTTATAGGTAATTTCCTCTAACCAATTCCAAATTGTCATACGCAATATTCACTATATTCTTCACGTAGATCTGGAGGGATGGTATCTTTAAGGATTTTTCCTGTTTTAACATCATAGAAAATAGGTAGAGGCATAATGGCATCTTCATCTGTACCTGCTACGAACTTTGATATTTGACGTAGTAACATTCCCTGTTGAAATACTACATCCCCATCGGGGGTTTTAACCGCTGTAGTATTTTTCATATCAATGTTGAGTTGCGGTTGATTAGTTTGTTGTCCCATAATAAAATTTAAATAATTGTGTTTGATTTTTTTAATTCAATAATTTTAGATATAGCAGACATAATATTAATTTCCTTATCAATTCTAAAATTAGCTTGATATAAATGAGTATTAAGTATTACAGCTATAGAGCCCTCTAATTCAGGGGCGTATTTAGAGGCATAATCAAATAAAGCTCTAAATAGTTCTTCGTAGTCATTTACTCCAGAATCAGCTATAATCTGTCGTAAATCTTTAAAGTTAGGTTTAGTACCTGATAGTTCCTTAATAACACTTTTGATATAATTTGATGATACTAAAACATTTTTATCAGGTTGTAATTTACCCTCATTAGTAGAAAATTGTACAGTATTAAGTATTTTCCTTAGATCGGGGTAATGTTTATTTACTATAGCACCTATAGCTTCTAATTCAAAGGTTATATCTTCTTTACATAGAATGTCATGTACATGGCGTGCTATCTCCTGTTTAGATTGTGGTACTATTTTAAGTACCTGGCATCTTGATTGTAATGGGTCTATAATTCGTTCTATAAAATTACAAGTCATTACAAATCGTGTATTACGAGAAAAAGTTTCTATTATATTTCTAAGAGAGGCTTGTGCCTGAATAGTTAGGAAATCAGCCTCATCTAAGATAATAATTTTAATAGGTTTGAAAGATGCAGCACTAGCAAAATCAACAACCTTATTTCTAATAGTTTCTATTCCCCGTTCATCCGATGCATTAATGTATAAATAATCACAATCTAAATTTTTAACTATAATTTTAGCAAGTGTAGTTTTACCAGAACCTGCGGGACCGTAGAATATAAAGTTTTGAATATCATTGGAATCTAGATATTGAGAAATTGTTGATTTAACATTTTCATTTCCTACAAAAGTATCTAGTGTCTGTGGGCGGTACTTTTCGTTTAATAATATGTTTGACATAACCTATTTTTTACTAAAACTAGTATATAATGAAAATATAA